AACAATACAAAGAAACCTTTATTAGTTCCTTTTGATGTTTTAGGGATTCCGATGCAGTATCCCGGTGATCCGATTGGTGGACCTGAGAATAATATAGGATGTAAATGTAGTATGGTAATAGTGCCAAGAAAAGATGAAGATGGTAATTTAATTTATTCATAATTGCTAAAAAAGTTAGTATCTTTGTATATCATAGTTTGGTGTTTTGGTTTTAGGGTGGGTGGTAAAACATCCACTCTTTTTTAAACACTATAAAATTAATCGCTTATGAAAAATATAAGTTTCAAAAATTACGATGCTTCTATCAAAGACCTTGATGTCGAAACAGGAGTAGTTACAGGTTATTTCTCACAATTTAATTCTATTGATTTAGATGGTGATGTTATAATGCCAGGTGCATTTACAAAGACAATCGCAGAAAGAGGACCAGATTCATCAAAGCCTGAAATTGCTTATTTATGGCAACACGATACTTACAGACCTTTAGGAAAACTAATGGTATTAAGAGAAGACAACTTTGGTTTGTACTTTGAAGCTAAAATGAGCGATACAAGCTACGGTAAAGATGCTTTGAAACTTTATAGAGATGGTGTAATAACTCAACATTCTATTGGTTACCAAGTAATTAAATCACAAGAAAACACAGATATGGGCGAGGAAATTGATGCAATCTACGAAGTTAAACTTTGGGAAGGTTCAGCAGTTACTTTTGGTGCAAACCCTAATACACCTTTTACTGGCTTTAAGTCAGCAGAAGAAAGAGAAGACCGAATTAAGACTTTGGTAAAGGCTATTAAAAATGGTACTTACACAGATGAAACATTTGGGCTTATTGAATTTGAATTATTAAAACTTATTTCACTTGTTAAATCCGAAGAGCCGACTATTGTTACTCCTGAAGAAACCGAGCCGAAAGAGGACAATAAGATACAAGAAATAAAACAATTTAGAAACCTATTAAATCTTTAAAAAGATGGAAGAAATTAAAAATTTAGCAAATGACATCAACGCAAAGTTTGATGCAAATGCAAACGCTTTATTAAGCGTAAAAAATGAAGTATCTACGATGGTAGAAAAAAGTATTGATTCAGTTAAAGCTGAAATCAAAGCAGTAAAAGATGAAATGGATAGACAAGCTGAAGAAGTATCTCGTAAGAGTGCAGCTAAAGTTTCTACTAAATCAATCGGTGAGCAAATCGCTGAACAATTAGATTCGAATATGGCAATCGCTGAAAAAGAATTGAAGTCTTCAGGTGGTTCATTCACTATGAATTTAAAAGCGGTAGGTAATATGTTATTGTCTTCAAGTTTAACTGGAGATTCAGTAGCTACTTACAACCAACAACAAGCAATTTTACCTGCTCAAAAATTAAACTTTAGAGATTTAGTTTCTACTGTACAATCAGCGACTGGTACTTTTGTAACTTACAAAGAGAGTGGTTCAGAAGGTGCTATTACAACACAAACTGAAGGTGCAGACAAAGGACAAATTGATTACGATTTGACTGAAGTAAAAACAGTTAATGCTTATATCGCAGGTTTCGCAACTTTCTCAAAGCAAATGATGAAGTCTTTACCATTTATCGAGCAAACTTTGACTCGTATGATGTTGAGAGATTTCTTTAAAGCTGAAAATGCTTCTTTCTTTGGTACAGTTAGTGCTGCTGCAACAGGTTCTACAAGTGTTGGTGGTTTAACAAATGATGTTGAAGAAATCATTCAATTAATCGGTAACCAAAAGACTGCGAACTTTAATGCATCTTACGCTTTAGTTTCTCCTGCTCAAATGGCAAGATTAATTATCGCTACTTTTGCTAAAGGTTATTATGCAGGTGCTGGTGCAGTTGTTCTTAACGGAGTTGGTGGTTTAACTATCTTTGGTACTCCAGTATTCGAGGCAGCTTGGGTAACTGATGACAAAGTGTTAATCTTTGATAGAGACTATATCGAAAGAGTTGAAGTAGAAGGATTAAATGTAACTTTCTCTTACGAGAATGGAACTAACTTCGTTCAAAACTTGGTAACTGCAAGAGTAGAAGCATATGAGGCAATAAACCTTATGCTACCTACCGCAGCGATTTATGCCGACCTCGGAAATATCTAGAAATCAGATAGTTACGAATTAAATTAAAGAGGCTGGTACTTAATTGTATCAGCCTTTTTTTGTTATATTTGCTTTATGATAGGTATCTACAAAATCACATCTCCAAGTGGGAAAATCTATATTGGTCAAACGACTAATTATTCTAAAAGGCATAATGCCTACAAAAATCACAAATGTAAAAGGCAACCAAAGCTATTTGCTTCTATTGAAAAATATGGTTTTGTAAATCATACAATAGAAATCATTAAGGAGTGCCAGGTTGAAGATTTAAACTATTATGAACGATATTACCAAGAGTATTACGAAAGTGTCTTAAATGGTCTTAATTTGCGTTATACGGCTACTACTGATAAGAGTGGTTTTATGAGCGAAGAAAGTAAAAAAAGAATGTCTGATTCGGGTAAAGGAAAAGTAATGTCTGAAGAATGGAGAAAGAATTTAGGTTTAGTTTGGTTAGGTAGAAAGCATTCGGATGAAACAAAGAAAAAAATGTCTGAAGCTGCTAAAGGTAAAGAAAAATCTGCTGAACATATTGCTAAATTACCACAAAATCAAAAAGGATTTAAAAAGAAGCCACATTCTGAAGAAACTAAAAGAAAAATTGCTGAAGGATTAAAAAGGCATTTCTCTCAATAGTTTATTATTGCTAAAAATATTAGTAACTTTGTATTATGTATAAATGCACAGTCAACATATCACATAACGGTAGAAAGTATAATAAAGATAACTACTACGACCTTGTTTTAAGCGACAAGATGAAAGAATTTATAAAGGTTGGCTACTTTACTGCAATCGTAGATAAAGGCGTTACAAAAGAGTTTAAGGGCAAAATAAAGAAGAAATAATATGGCTAATATTAAAATATCAGAATTAAATCCATTATTAACGGTAGAAGATGCAGATGTATTACCGATAGTGGATAATGCGGTTACTAAAAAAGTTACTGCTGCAATTCTACGAAGTTACACAGAAGGTAATAGTGTTCTTTTAACAGGCGCACAAACTATCGCAGGTATTAAGACCTTTACTTCACAATTAGCTTCTTCGGTTGCTACTGGAACTGCTCCATTCTCGGTTGCTTCAACTACAAAAGTAACTAACTTAAACGCTGATTTATTAGATGGTTTATCTTCTGCTGATTTTGCACTTTCAACAAGAACATTAACCGCAGGAACTGGTTTAACAGGTGGCGGAGATTTAACCGCTAATCGTACTTTTGCTATTGATAGCACAGTTACTACTTTAACAGGAACGCAAACATTAACTAACAAAACTTTAACATCTCCTATAATTAGCGAGGTTTTAGATAGTAACGGAAATGAAATATTAGGTTTTACTCCTATTGCTTCTGCTACTGATTATATTACAATTAAAAATGGTATTGGAGTAGGAGTTCCTGTACACATTTCAGCTACGGGTTCAAGTGCAAACACTGGCATACATATTGAGCCAAAAGGTACAGGTTTAGTACAGATTTCAGATGGTACAGATACAACCAAAGGAATTAGATTTAGAAGTTCGGGAAGTGCTACAAGTGCGGTTACTTTGCTTGATGCCGTTTCTTCAGCAGGTAGGGTAATTACTTTACCAAACGCAACAGGAACTTTAGCTTTAACAAGTGATTTAACTGCTTATGTGCCTACAACAAGAACTGTAAGTACAACAAGTCCTATAATAGGCGGTGGTGCTTTAAGTTCGGATTTGACTTTATCTATTCCACAATCAAGCGGTTCGGTTAATGGTTATTTAAGTTCTACTGATTTTGCAACTTTTAACGCTAAACAAAACGCAATAACTTTAACAACAACAGGTACTTCGGGTGCTGCTACTTTAGTAGGTTCGACTTTGAACATTCCTAACTACGCTGATACGGATACAGGTATAACTTCTTTAAACGGATTAACTGCTTTAACGCAAACTTTTGCAACAGGAACAAGTGGAACTGACTTCGGTATTTCTTCTGCTACTTCTACGCATACTTTTAACTTACCAACTGCTTCGGCTGCGAATAGAGGTGCTTTAAGTAGTGCTGATTGGACAACATTTAATAACAAGCAAAACGCTTTAACAAATCCTATCACAGGCACAGGAACAACTAATTACTTACCAAAGTTTACAGGAGCAAGTGCTTTAGGAAACTCTTTATTACAAGAAGGTACAAATGTTATTGGAGTAGGTGTTACACCAACTGCTTGGGGAACGGGTTATTCATCTTTACAAGTATCAAATACATCTTTATTTGGTTCAAGTGCTTTAGACTTAAATTTAGCCTCAAATATGTACTTGGATAATGTTGGTTATAAATATATTTCAAGTGGTTACGCTACTTTATATAATCAATATCAAGGCAAACATTTTTGGTCTACAACAGGTAGTGGAACTGCTGGAGATGCTATTAGCTTTACACAAGTTATGACTTTGGATGCAAGTGGTCAATTAGGAATAGGAACTACTGCTCCACAAGTAGAATTAGCTTTATTTAACGCATCTACTCCGAGATTTCACTTACAAAATACAGCAAGTGGAACAACTACAACAGATGGTTTACAATTAGCTTTAGCAGGTTCGGATGTTTATATTTGGAATTTTGAAAATGGTAATACTCTTTTTGGTACAAATAACGCCGAAAGAATGCGTATCACATCAAGTGGTAATGTTCTAATCGGCACAACCACAGATTCGGGCTACAAGTTAGATGTAAATGGTACTGCAAGGTTTAGTAGTAATCTATTTACAGACGCAACATTTGTTTCAAATGCAATAGCTATATTTCAATTTAGAAATGCAGGTTCATTAAGATGGGAACTTGATAAAGAAGGTACTGAAACTGGAGGTAACGCAGGTTCTAATTTAACATTATATAGATATGATGATAGTGGAGGATATTTAGGAACATCATTTACATTAAACAGACAAACTGGTTTAACAACCTTTAGTGGTCAAGTAAATATAGGGAATCCAGTAAATGCAGCAGTAGCAGTAGCAAGTACACACAAAGTAACAATAGTTATTGGCGGTGTTACTTATTATTTGTTAGCAACTAATATTTAATTTTATACCTTTGAATTATGGAAAAATTCAATTTAAAAGAGGCATTAGAAGGTAAAGCAGTAATTACAAGAGATAGAAAAAAAGTAACACAATTAACAAAATTAGATTGTAAAAATGATTTTTGTATTGTTGGTGTTGTTGATAATGGGGTTGAAATATGGAATTTAAAAGGCGAGTATGATGGCTTTCCAGATTCAAAATTTGATTTATTTATGAAACCAAAAAAAAGTATTAATTTAGCAAAATGAACAACGAACAAATATATTCTATTTTAGGTCAAGGACTTAATATAGCAAACACAAAAGGATGCTTTAATTTAGATGAATCGGCAACGATTGCACAAGCATTATTTCAATTAAAAGAAGTTTTAAATTTAGTAGAAAAAAAAGATGATTCAATTAAAGCAGAGTAATGCAGGTGTTTTAGGCACTATTACTCAAATTGATGTATTAGTATTACCTTTTGATGTTCAAGCGGTTACTTGCTCAACTTACTATAAGTTATGCGCAGAGGATGGCAAACAATTAGCAGA